AGGAGGACTACTAGGAGGAGGAGTGTAACTCTGTCCAGACGTTTGTTGGCTTGATGTGTCAACTGGGTCAGTTTGAGGGATACTACTTGTATCAGATTGTGTTGTGGTGCTGGAAACATTTGTTTGTACCGATGATGAAACTGTTGTATAAGAAGTAGATGTTGAACCTACTGATCTAGATGTTCTACTTTCTTGAGGTGTATCATATATTATAGCATGAGGAGTGGTTGTATGAGCCACACCAACCATTTTTGCACCTGTTGTTGGATGAACGTGAAATGGTCCATAATATGGTTCGCCATTTATAAATCCAACAATATCTGCACCTCTTGGAGTAACACAATCAATTACTTGTCTAACTTCTCCCTGATAAGTTGGTCTTGGTGCTAATTGTGCTTTTAATAATGCTCCAATTCCAGTTGATGAAATAACTTCTAACTCTGGTAAAGTCGTAAATGGTTCAAGATTATTCATAGATGGATCAGGTGGTATTACATTTAATATTCTACCTTGCTCATCTAAGAATTTTTCATATACATTTCCTTTATCGTCTACAACTTTATCTTCTGGTTTATAATTTTCACCTGGTTTTACAACAACAACATGGTCAACTGTATATACACCTTCATCATCAGTTTCAATAACTGGGAAATTTTCACCTGAACTCACAATGAACACATCAGTTACTTGTTGATAAGTAGGTGATGATGGATCATAGTCGATCACTGACCTAGCAACTGCACCATAACCTTTTCGGCAAGTATCAACTATTTCAACAAATGGGGGAGACTTATAACCAGTGCCAGGATTTATAACTTTCATTCCAATTAAACTTGCAGTTTGTTTTGCAAAAGTATCACTTACAATTGCACCTAAAATTGGGTTGACTTCTGCTCCTGATCCTCCACCACCGAATAGATTAACTTTAATACCTGAACAATTAAGTGGAGGTCCTGTATAACAATCACTTAATGTGCTACTAAAACCAGGTGTGCTAACATCAGGTCTCATAAAATCAAACAATCCTAAATTACCTATTACACCACCAGGACTTGCTGCTGCCTCTTTTAATTCTTGAGCAGCATTTGCAATACTTAAAACTTGTCCAGCGATATTTTCAAGATTGACTCCAATAGGTCCGATACCAAGAATCCAACCATTTGTTTTACCACCTAAATCAGCATCTGGTACATCACATTCACTAAATGCACTCGCAAGACCAAGTAATCCCTCTGCTTTACCTCTTAACAAATCCTCTATACCTCTTCCACCATCAGCACCAGGAGGAAATATATTTGCAACACCACCTATAGCATCTGCTAATTCTGTATTAATACCTTTTATCATATCATTCATAAGTGCACCAATAAATTGGTCTCCTATACAATCTGTAAAATTCTCTACGTTATTAGTAAAGTCTGTAAGAAGATTTGCAACATCACCAACTAACTTATCAGTAACTTTTTTAACAACACATGGCATTGCATCTTGAATATTTAAAACTGGTGCAATCATTGCTTTTTGAGCAGCGGCTGCTCCTTTTTTAGCAAGTGCTATATCACCAGTTTCTGCTAATATTCTTGTATATTCATCTTTATAAAGATTATGGAGTCCACCATTTAATTCTGGTGATAATGAATCAAAAGTTGTATTTACCATATCTTTAATCATACTTTTAGATTGACCCACTATTTGTTCTGCACCTTCAAATATACCTTTGAATTTGTCCTTAAATGTCATTGACTTCATATCAGTCAGTGTATTCTTTAAAGTATTTTTAACAGCATTTGTTGCCTTCGCATTACTTGCTGCACCTGCTGCACCCTGTGCAAACATTATCTCCTGACCGATTGCTCTGAACGCTGTTGCTGTTGGATATCCATATTGTCTCTTCAAACCTTCAACCATTTGTGTGGGATTAGTTGTTGCTTGATTTAATCCTGTTTGAAGCGAACCAGCAGCTAATACTTGTTGCATTTCTGCTGATGCTTGAGATGCTGCATTCTGGAGTTGTCCAGAATCTACAAGTTGTTCTAATTGTGCTTTGCCATCATCTAAATTTTTATTTAAGTCGTCAACTATTTCCTTTGTCAAAAATCTTGGAGATACCTGACTATTTTTTGAACCATCACCACCCTCGTTTACTGGTATAAATTCGTTATTTGGTTTTATCTTACTTGTATAACCAGTAAATGGTTGAAATGGAACAGTATATTCCTCACTTCCACCATAATAACTTGCAGTACTAGCAAAAATTCCTAAAATTACTGGTAATTGTGCATCATCACCATCAAGAAAAAATCCCATCACAGTATCGCCTGGTGCAATACGAAGTGATCTAGCACGATTTGCTTTACCAGAACCACCTTGAGGTGATAATAAAACTTGTGCCCAAGGTAAATCCTCATCTGCCAATTCAGTTATATCAGCAGGGTGATATCCGTAAATACGGACTTTCATCCTACATCCCCATGTATTTCCAATTTGATTAAGTTGACTTGCCTGTGCTGCTTCGGGTGCAACTTGACCTATCCACCAACGGAATCCATCCTTGCCTAAGAAATTTGTTTTAAGTAAATTATTTTCTATCATTTTCTTCCAAAAGAGTCTCTGACTAATTTTAATTTTGTATATGATCCCTGTGAATCAAAATAATGTGCTAATTCCTTAATCATATATAGACCGCTAGTATCAGGATCTGCCTCCTTTCTTTTAGCAGTTTCTAATGAAGGAAACTCACATCTAATTATACTTCCTGCATTTAAAGTAGAATTAAGCGGAACCGTTATATCAACTACTTGTGTATGTAATTGATTGTATCTCATCATAGATTGTGCATGTATTTTTGCAGGATCAGCATTTCTCTTTGCTGGATCATTCCACCCATCTTCACTAGCGTCCTTTTCAACAGTTCCAACATCAAGCATACTTACAAATATTCTACTTGGTAAATCACCAAGTGTCAATTCACTATCATCATTTATTCTAGGCAAAGTTATTGATTTACTACCAAGATTACTTGTTTTATTAATGTATTTTTTTGAATTAAAAACTATATCAGGACTCAATCCAAACGTGACGGGATTTATGTAATATCTCATACTACTATAAGCACCTCTTTCTAGTTTTGATATTAAGTCTTGATTTTTATCAATATTATATTGTAATATACTAAAATCTTTCTTAGGATCATCTTTATTAATTATGCCAGGATTATACACATAATTTTCTTTAAAAGGTTTTTGATTAATCAAATTATCAATTGATTTAAAATTTAATCCTTTACTTGTTTCGTAAAATAAAAAACCTGCTGTGGAATCTTCACCATCTCCTAAGTAAGCAATTGATTTGGATGCTAACCAAGTTAAAATAGTATAAGGTTTTTTCATATTACCAATAAATCCATATGGATTTTGGGTTTCATCTATTTCATTTATTTTTTCTGTGCTTAAATATTTTTTTATAATATCCTTTACGGAATCAGAAATTTTTTGGGATGATGGAAATTTTTTACCCACTCTTGATGTTTCGTTTGTTAATGCCTCTCTTGAAACTAAATTCAATGTTAATATTTCTCTCCCAGAATCAACCATAACATTAGTGATTGATGAAACATGAAAATATTTTTCTGGAGTTTCTGAAAAATCTAATCCTTGATTTACTGCTGAATTTCCAGATATTTTAATAACAACTCTCTCACCTCCTCTTAAAGGGAGACCATTATATAAAGATTTTAACTTTCCATCATCACCTTTAACTGTGTTACCCGTATTAACAACTATAGCTCTTGCAGTCAATGTTGGAGAAAATAAATTTTCATAATATGTAAAATTTATTACACCCTGTGCAATATCAACAGACTTTGACCCATCTGCCGACTCTATAGTAAATTTTTCGTAAATTGAAGGATTAGATGCTGCCATTATGATTGAAGTATTACTTTTTGTATTTTCTTCATGAGATTATTTGTATTATCTCCACTGCCATTGCTGAATGAAGGAGAACTTCCTCCACCACCGCCACCAACTGATCCAGAATCTCCACCACCAATTTTAACTGGTTTTTCAATTATATAAATTGTGTCTCTACCAGATTTTCTTTTTCCTTGTAAATTACTTCTATCTCTCATCATAGGAGTTATTTTACTACTATCACCATCTTTTTTTATACTCTCGGCATATTTTGCCATATTTGATTTGAGGTCAGATCCTGAACCTTTAAGTTGTGCTGCTGTTTTTTCTATTTCAGCATCTATACCAGAATCATCTGTTTTATCTTCTCTTTTTCTTTTTGTACCAAACATATTACTCATAAATCCTTCAATTTTGGTTCTTAATCCTTGAACCTGTTTATCTTGTTCACCAGTATCTTCCCTTTCTTTGTTTACTGTTTCTACAGTTTCACCTTGAGATTGTGCCTGTTGTGATTCTACATCTTTTATGAAAGATTGATCTTTAATGCCAGAAACCATGTCAGCATTATCTTCTTTTTCTATTTGTTCTTTTGCTTCTGAATCAGTTACAGCAGTATATGCTCCTGGATCAAATTCAGCGACTTCTTCTTTTTCCTCTTCTTTATTATCAAATAAATCTCCTCTTTTATCAAGATCAGTCATTCCAAAAGTTGCAAAATCAATCGCTCCAGTTAACCCTCTCATAAAACCTTTAGGTTTATTTTTAGATGTATCTTTTTCATCAGTGACTTTATTATCTTGAACTTGATTTGGATCTTCCTCTTGATTTTTCTCTGCATCTGGGTCATCAGATTTGATTATTAAACCCTCATCAAATGAATTTAAACCAAAGTTCTGTGGCACAGAAAATAAATTGAAACTCTCAATTAATCTTCTTCGTAATTTAGTAAGACCATTCTCTGTTTCTGTTAAACTCTCACTTGCCTCTGCATATTGTCTATCACCATCAAATCTGAACAAATTTGCAGTTGCTGTTCCAATTTGTGTACCAAAATCAACTAAAAAATTACTTATTGAACCAATAAATCCCGTCAGTAAACCAGTTAATTTACCTATCCTGTTTATCAATCCTCTTATACTTTCTATAATCTTAGGTAAAGTATTAATGAACCAACCAAGTAATACTATACCAAAGAAGTCTAATATGCGACCTAAAAATCCTCTTGTGCTTGTTGCTGTAAGACTTCCTGTTTTTTTTGCAACACCTTGAACAGTAGACGCTTCAAGTTCATCTTCCCTTGCTTTTCTTCTTACATTTTCCTGTCTTTTTCTAAAGTATTGATTGTCATTAGCTATTAATCTTCTCTTAAAATTATTATTATCATTTGTCTTTTGTACTATTGAACCTGCAGTAGTATTTGATTTTGATAATCCCTCATTAAAACTAACAGCAGAATCTCTTATAGTATTAATACTAATAGAGGATTTAAGTAATGAATTTCTCCTAGCTCTTATTGACATATTAAATCTCTACATTATACATCGAACCAGCAAGTGCTGGAAAATTATTTGCAAAATCGTTAGAACGAATAGAAGGTATACTATCAGATGAACCTGGTGCGGGTTTTCCATTTCCTTCTCCACCAGTATCACCACCTTGACCACCAGCTGCTAAAGGAAAAGTAACTATATTTTGATCCTCAGTGAATCGTAGTTGCGATACATCTTTCTCATTCGACTTAGGTGTGATTGATTCTGATGTATTTTCACTACTCTTAACTGCCTCATATTCAGGTACTACATTTTCACTTGAAGGTTCGACAGCGTTGGCATTATTTGATTTATTCGCCCCAGTTAGTTGATCCATAACACCACTTACTTGGTCTCCAGCAAAACTAGATAATAATCCCAAACCAAGAACACCAACGAGACTTGATCCTAATTCAGGAAAAAGTGTTAATCCTCCAAAAAATAAAGCTAATGATGTAACCACATTTGATCCTGCACCAGCAATCGCTTGAGTTTGTGTTTGTCCTCCTATACCGTCTTTATCTTTATCTTCACCCACTCTATTTCTATAATCAAAAATACCTCCAATTGTTTCAAATAATACAGTTAATCCTGGTATACTAGTACCTGCTCCTTTTCCAGCTCCACCCTTAAATAGATTTCCAATAACTGGTATCTTTTGAATAACTTTACCTGTTTTTTTAAGTAATGGTCCAACTAATGGTATGCTTAATGCCAATCCAGCTAATGCTGCAACTGGTTTTTTGATAATCTCTACTATTGCTTTCGGTGCTCTTTTTCCAAAATTCTTAGCAGCGTTTACAATATTATCTCTGAACTGACCAATATTCTTACTAATAAAATTAAGTAATGCCCTAATTGGTGTAGCGATCAATCCACTAAAAGTAACACGTAAAACAGTTGCAGCTATTCCTCCAGTCAATGCAATTATTTTACCCAAACCAACTGTTAGTAATGCACCAACTCCAGTCATCAATGCCAATGTTCCGAAGAATTGAATTTTAAATTTATTCAAAGCATCAACATTACCTTCTGATGTCAATCTTAAAAAATTAAGTGTTGAATCAACCAACCATCCACCAGCAAGAATAAGTAAAAAATTACCCAATCTGCTTAATATACCTTGAGCAAATGTTGCTACTCTACGGACTGGTGATAATAATGCACTTTGTATTTTTCTTTCAAGTTGACTTTCTTTTCCTTCTCTAAGTGCTTGTTCTGCTAATATTGCCTCTCTTTTTTGTTTTGCTGATTCTCTTTGTCGATCTAACTGATCACTTATTGCTAAATTTTGTTGAATTACTCCAAGAGAACTATTTAATGAACCTACCTGTGCTGATATATTAGATAGTTGACCAGATACAGTAGTTAATGTGAGAGAATTTTGATTTAATAAACTTGTTACTTGAGGATCAGGTGGTGGTGCAACAGCACGACCAGTAAAGACACCAGAAGAAACACTTCTTCTAATACCTCTAATACCTCCTGCTAGTGGCGATGCTAATCCTTGTTCCTCATCCATTACGTTCTTGTTGTGCTTTTAAATTTTCCTCTTCAACGTGTTGTTGTAAAAGTGAAACATAAATTTCCCTTTCCCAAGGCATCATGTTTTCAAGTTCTGTTAAACTATATTTATGGTGCTGCATCAAAGCAAAATTTAATTTATAGTATGACACTAAATCCTCGTGTGCCATACTTATCCGAAAAAATTCTGCAGCCCCTCTATTTTAATTTCACTTTCAACTTTAGTGTTTGGATTAATTACTTTTACAGTATGAGATAATTTAGGCATAGTTTCAAAGAACTTTTCAACCATCTTAAATTGACTTGAATTTAAAGACTCTATAAAATTAATCAATTCTTTCTTTGTACACTCTTGATGTGACCAAGATTCTTCTTCAGAATATACTTGATCAACACAAGATGCAATCAAATCAAAAGTATCATCAACATCCATATTTTCAATAGCACCGAAATTATTTTTTATAAATTCATCCAGTGAAGGATATTTCATTCTTAAGGTGTATGTTTCATCGAGTTTGATATCACGTTCATGATCTTTATCCTTTTGAACTTTAATACTATCAATATTAATTGATGTTGGTACTTGAGTTTTTTTATCATCAGGACAAGTGATCATAACCTCAATATCTTCACCTACTGATTTTCCACGAATGTTTAAAAACAGATATTCAATATCAAATGTTGAAAGTTTTTCAACTTTTATACCTCTTGATAATATGCATTTTGATAATACATCTTTAACTGATCTAGCAATTTGTTTTGAATCTTGAGATTCCATTGCTAAAATTAAGATTTTCTCTTCCTTAACTAAAAAAGGTCTAAATTTTATTTTTTTATCAGATGATGGTAAAGTCAACTCATACGTTGGAGTTGAAATGGTTGGTAAAGGCATAATAATTACTACACTTCAGTTAAAATTATTTATAGGGGTTTTTAAAACTTATTATAAGAAACTTCTTGCCATTCTTTGATCAATACGTGTTGTTATAGATCCAGTATTAACTCTAGTGAAATCTCCAGATATTGTATATGCTGTATCTTCATTTAATAATGGAAGTCCACTTTGAACTTCACTAAGAAAATTAGTTGTATTTCGTGATATACCATCATTCGTAGCTCCTCTTCTCTTTTTGTTCATATCTATTCCCAATGCTCTTGCAAGAGATGATGATTCACCACAAACATATCTATCAAAACTAAATGAACAAGTTGCTTTTAATATTTGAGAATTTTGATAAGAAACTCTAGTAGAATTAAGAGATAAAGGAAACATTCCAATAAACCTATACTCTAAGAATTGAAAATGATTTGCTTCAAATTTAACGATTCTTGTGTCATTTGATTTATAATCTTCAGGATATCTCATTTTAAAATGATATGAATCTCTAGTAGGATCAGCACTAGATGAACCCGTAATATATTCCATCCAATGCTCTAAAAACTTAAGAGATTTATAATCATTGTCAACATAAAACTCAAGATTTATTTGTGTGAAATTTCTTGTATGTGCAAATCTCTCTATTACACCTTGAAAATCACCAGCAGTATTTAATGATGCTAAAGCACTTCCTGGTAAAACTGCATCGCTACATAATAGTCCAACATTGTCTGATATAAAACGATCATTTATACCTTTTTGTCTCATGAAAGTTCTGACTGAACTAGGAGGTAGAACAAATTTTACTAAAAATTTTGATGTCTGAGCTACATTCTGTAACTTAGGCATTATATCTGATATTTTTCTCGGTCTTGGTGCTGGCACTCTAAATACAACTATAGTATAGTTATTTAGATGGCTTATAGGGGAAAATACTATCCATCATATCCTAGAAAATACAAAGGTGATCCAACTAATATAATTTATAGGTCACTTTGGGAAAGAAAGTTTATGGTGTATTGTGATAAAAATACTAAAATTCTTGAGTGGGGAAGTGAAGAGATTGCCCTTCCATATATCTCACCTCATGATAGTCGTGTTCATCGTTACTTCCCTGACTTCTACATAAAAGTGCAAGAAAACACAGGTAAAATAAAAAGATACCTGATTGAAGTTAAACCACTCAAACAAACAACTAAACCAAAGAAACCAAAGAGACAAACTAAAGGTTACATTCGTGAAGCATTTGAATATGCAAGAAATCAAGCAAAATGGAAAGCAGCAAGAGAGTA